CTTGGAAGCATCTGATCCGACGGGCGCATCAGCTGGGACATTTGGTCCCAATACAGTGTACGCCGCGGATAATTGTCGGCAAGGCACCTACCTGAATACCACAGGGAAGGTGGCATCAGAGTTCACCATTACTGGTGCAAAGTCTGTTTGGGTGATGGTAAACCCCTATGAATACAACTACCCTGTTTGGGTTTTTGTGGGGACACCAGGGTCGCCGTGGAATCCAGCTAGCGCTTCGATTAGCGCCATTGCGTGGACTCAGGGACCCTTTCCACTTGCAGTCAGCTTCCAAGACGGACCACAACAAAGTCCAGCGGGGCATGCCATCGCACGTTACGACGTGGAGAATTTGATTTTCTGCGGTGGCTTGCAAATGGATCTCAACGTAGTCTCTGCGACTGCGTATACGAGCTGTGCTGCTCGGATCAGGACTGATCCAAACAGTACAAAGTACTGGCTTCAGGACTACAATCCTGCTACTGGGGACTATGGCAATTATGCTCCATTTGAGTTAACTAACTCAATGCGCATCCATTACCATGGCACCCTCTGGAGCCAAATTGTGGAATCGGCTACTGACCCTGCCGTTCCACCCGTTGCGTACCCGTCTTTGTTGTTGGAGCGAGGGATACAGTCCTTCTGGCCGTTATTTGAGCTGCAGATAACGAACATTGGGGCTGCGCCGAATGACCTTTTCTCATTGAATCTCAGTTTGACCGCTTGGTACGGAGTGTCACCCACTGGGGTGAACGCCGGGAGCCTGCCAAATGAGACAGTGCCTGCTGCACTTCCCATGTGGTATCGCGCAAGCCATCTGACTGGGGCAATGTCGAAGAAGGGAGGAACTGCTTTGGCTACTGCTGCCCAAGAAGCTGCCGTGACGCACCTCGCTCAGTCCGTACATAGTACGACGCCGTTTGAGCAGTCGTTGAAGGGTGTTTTAGCACAAGGTGCTGGTGTGGTTCGAAAGTGGGTTGGCTCATCCCTTGCTGGGAATGTGCCACCACCTCCGGCAACCATGCAACAAGAACACAAAGGGTTTTGGTCTTCTGTTGGCAATTTCTTTAAAAGCATGGCTCCTACTATGCTTACTGCGGCTGCCAGAATGCTGCCCGAACTTCTTGCTGTTTGACGGACGAGTTTTCTTACGTGGACGAAACTCAGGAGCTGGGAAACCAGAATGGATACACGGTGCATGGAGACGGAACCCAGGGCGGGGGCCCTGGTGTGAAGGAGCGCAGTTTCTGCGCGAATGCACATGACAGTCACAATGCCAGAACCCAGGGCGGGGGCCCTGGATGCTTGCTATTTGCCGGAACGCAGGGCGGGGGCCCTGCGTTTGTCGGTACCAGAGACGCGGGGCGCGGCCCCGCTGTCGTTGTATGGGTGAGTTGTCACCTCCTGCTTCCTTTGTGCTGTGGTGTCCTTGTGTTTCGAGACGTTTTGTGTGTTTA